ATGTCCGGCAGAGATATATTATAAGCAGGGATTGATTCTCCGAAGTCTGCAATCACCACGGCAGGCGAAGCAGGAACAATATGCCCTCCTATACTGGTTAGCTTATCAGGGACGCTCTCTGGCGGAGCGATGACATTTGTTACATCGGCAATGAAAGGTTTTTCAGCGGAAAGCTCCGTGGTAAACGTCGGAGCCGTAGGAAGAGAAACCGTAGGAGAGGGAATACTCTTCTCTGAGACCGTTGGGAAATTAGTAACTATAGGCGTTGTATTAAAGTTAGCAGGAGGCACTAAGCCTATACGGCTTTTTATATTATCTAACGCATTCGATGGCCTGCCTGGTGAATTCGCAGATATACCGGGAATGCTAATCCCTATGCCACCTGGGAAAGTCAGGCCTGTATGCGGCGGACTAATCATAGCGGCGTCACGAAGGGCACCTATAAACGTACTGGTGTCTTGGACAGCCCTGTCCGCCCTATCCTTTGCGCTGGATATCTGGGTTTGAACTTCTGTTTTTACTTCATTTAGTCCGGGATTGACTGCCATGAGTTACCTCCTTTTTCTTATTGGTTCGGTTAGTATTTTTGCGGTCTTAATCTCAAACGATGAACCAGCAATATTCGAGATTCCAAAGCTAAAGTGATTATCTCTAATGCCTCTCTCGAACTTTACTCTTCGCTCATGTATGGTCTCAGCCGTGCTATTCGTTATATTATAATGCCTTGCGTTGATTTCATTTCCTACTAAAAAGAGCTGGATGTCTCCACTGCTTCGGAAGTTCAAAAAGGCGTTTCTAGGCTTCTGTACTTCAGTAGCATTAATATCAAAGGAGCCTGTTTTGTAACTTGCGGAGATATCAGTTCCATCGTCGCTGTCTCCGCCGCCTTCATATATTCCGTCAGCCTTGGCATATAAATACTTGCCATTGAACTTAGCCATACTGTTGAAGGCCATTGCAGCATACTCACTTATAGCAAATGTCCTGGCATTAGTCACGATAATTTTGACGTCATCACTGGCAACAGCTTCTATCATATCTATGTCCAGGCCTATGGACATGGGTAGCAATTCAACCACTGCGTCTATCACGATTACCGGAGATAAGGCCGAAATCGACAACGACAACGCTTCCATCTCAAATACCGGAAGTATGGCGGCAACGGTCAGTGATTGAGCAGATACGCTAATACTTACATCTCCAATAATTAAAGGAGATGCCTGGGCAATACCCAGTGATTGAGCAAGCACATTAACAATCATATCCATGGCAATCAAAGGAGATACCTGGGTAACGCTCAATGATTGAGCGGACACGCTAATACTTACATCTCCAATAATCAAGGGAGATATCTGAGCAGCGCTTAACGACTGAGCAGGCACGTTAATAATCATATCCCTGATAATCGAAGGAGACGGCTGGGCAAGGCTCAGTGATTGAGCGGACATACTAATACTTACGTCTCCGATAATTAAAGGAGATATTTGAGCAGCACTCAGCGATTGAGCAGACATGCTAATATTTGCATCTCCGGTGATCGAAGGCAATGCTTGAGCAGCGGTTAGTGCCAGCGAGGACGGAAGGAAGTAGGTTTGTCCGCCTGAATTGCCAACCCAGGTGCTATCGTCCATTACTACTCTGTCGTAATGTGTCTCGCCTGCGGCTTGGTTGACACTGGCTGGCGCTCCCAAAAACACTATACCGACAGTGGTTAAGTGAGTGCTTGTTAGGTCTCCTTCGAGAGTAACGGGGTCGGTAAAGTCTTGGTCGTTTGGCTGGCTCCAACCGTCTATCTTCCATGCCCATTTGTTCGCCGTGGCATCCCATTTAAACTCTAATCTATATCTGGTACCAACAGTAACAGTAGGGAACCCCTGATAGAAATTATTGGTTCCGTCGTGTTTGCTGTTTAATATAAACGCTAAGCCGCCGCCATTTTGATTTAGAGACAAAGCAAAGACGGTGGAAAATGCCGGATTCATTAAATACAAAAGAACATTGTTTTCGCCGGACGAAAGGCTTTCTGCTGTAATGATAATATCTACTCTGGTATAGCTAATCCCCGCTGGTGTTCCAAGGGAGCGGTATGTGTATGCGTTTGCATCCAATGTCGGGATATCAATATGTAAGCACTGTAGTCCCCACCCATCAGGACTGCCAACATCTGAAGACAATGCGTCTTCGTCTATGGAGTTAGAACCGCCAACTGTCTCCGTCCATGTTTCTTCGTATCCAGTGCCTTCAAAATATTCATTTATTAATATAGTCATTCTTTTGGCATCTCCCACCATTTAGGCCGTGGAACTACAGAGGCATCGCATATAAGTAGCGAGTACTGTTTTAATTCCCTGTCGTCTATGTGTATAAATATCCTGAATCCATGCCTTACTACAGCGTTATTTATCCTGGCCGCTATAGTGTTTTCAAGCTTGGCATCGGTATCTGTTATCTGGTCGAAGACGCTTTCCTTAAAGCTTTCCCTAACGACACCCGCAACTCTTACGTCGTGTCTCTGTAGCTTCTTATTATAGATTAGCATTGTTTTATATCCTTCCATAATACTCCGCTCTTCTCATTCTTGAAAAATTAAATTATCCTATTCACATGAGAAGTTCCAAATGCGTCTAATACTAACATTGGCAGCGATGTTGCCAGTGTTACGTTGCCGTCACTATACCCTGACGCACTTAAGGTTACAAGTGGTAAATTCGACGCCATATTGGCGGGAGGATTGCCATTAACGCCTTCTGCGCTCAATCTAAGCAATGGTAGGGCGGATTCAAACGTGTGAACGCCGCCTAGCGTCATAACGATATCTACTGTGAACATAGGCAGCGATGTTGCCAGGGTCATCCTGTTCTGGCTTTTACCGCTCGCACTTAAAGTCAATAGCGGTAACGGTTTAGTAAAGGTGCTTCCATTTGTGTTGGTTGCAGAAGCTACCAATGTGAGTATTGGTAGCCCAAGCTGCACTTTAACGCCCATTCTTACATTCAGCGTTAGCATCGGAAGGGTTTGCGTGGTATACGTCAAGAACCCAACAACGCAATGTGCAGATAATGTAAGCATCGGTAATGGTCGCTGAAAAGAAGAGCCACTTACTATCGAAGCACTAAGAGTGAGCAAGGGTAGCGGTGCGTCAAGGAAGAAGTAGTTAGGTGTTCCCACGGCTTCCTCTGCGGTTATTCCCATAGACACTTCGTCAGGAGTTATTACTGTCTCGGTAAGAATGGCAATAGTTGGGGCGAATACGCTCATTGCCATTGACACCTCTGTCACCGGGACTTCTTGTCCAGATTCTACTGCCGGGTCAGCATTGATTAATCCCATCGCCACTGCGTCCGGGTGAACCACGTTTGAATTTATATGTGGCGTTGCTTCGGCTGTTATGCCAAGAGCAAGCGGGTCTGGAATTAAAGTGATATTACTAAGCAAGCCAATAGTAGGAGTTGGTTGTGTTAAGGAAAGTGATATTTCTGAAACTGAGGCAACCGTGCCTTCGTTGTATGCGATGGTTTCTGGTGTAAAATTAGAAGTCCATCTGTCTATATCGCTAATCCTGAATTCATCAAGCCAACCATCGAGGAAAAAAAGATTCCTTTTGTCTTGTCCTATGTATAATAACCCTGCGATGGCAGGCATGGCTACATTGTTATCGGAAGTAAGAGACTGCGAAACGCCATCTATAAATATATATCTTGTAGTAGCTGATCTGACAAATGCGATATGATACCAAGTATTTATGCTTGGTGTCCATGCACATGCAAAGCTGAACTTGGATGTGGTAAAAGCCGAATTTATTAAAAGGGAGCCTGCGACATTCCAGTAAGCCTGCACGTATATATCATTAGCTGCCCATTGAGACATCATCCCCTGTGAACCGCTGACATCTGAAAACCTAACCCAAAAATCAATCGTAAAAGGGTCGGTTGTGTTTACGAACAAATCCCAATCAGTATGGTCAGGAGCAGTCCATGTATCGCCAGTCCCGTCAAACAGCGAAGACGAGCCGCCAAACTTGGATTGCGCTGTGTCTATCTGGGCGTCTGCAACAGCAGACATCACATGAGCTGAGGCACTGGCGTCTGTAGTTGTTGTCGCTCCGTCGCTGCCGTCAAAATGCAATAATAATTTAGTATTACTATCTAAGCCTGCCATCTATGGTTCTCCTTTAAGTTACTATAACGTAGTCCTTTTTGGCTGTCGCTGCAAGGCAGTCATAAAAAAAGCTTTGGCCTCTAAGATTTCCAGCGTCCAATTTCCAACTTCCAAGATCACTTGTAAAAGCATAATCGCCAGAATCGACAATTTCTATTTCTATGTCTGTTTGCCCATAAGGCGTTAAGTCTAATACGGCTCCCGTTGGCACATCCTGTGGCCTTCCGATTTCAACTCCATCTACTCTAAATGACGGCCTTGCGGTTGCTGGCCACAGCACTATACGATTGCGGCCACGAATCACATTAACGCTCTTGGGCTTCGTGGCTGATAGCTCTACAGTAAAGTATGTCTTGATTGCAAAAAAACTAAAAGCGGGGGGGCTTCCAACCCCTATACCATGGGAGTATGTGGCGTCGAAGGAAATAGACGCAGGAGTCCACGGGTCTGCTTGAAACTTAGAATATGCCGTAGCTTTGTCAAGATCAACGCCACGCCTGGCTTCGTTGCGAATGCCGCTTATAGTAATTAACTCGGCTCCTTTACTTTCCCAAGACATTGCCTTTACCTTAAACGAACCTGCTTCTATGTATTCGTGTGAAACATTGTTTCCTTGACCAAAAGAGCCATCTCCGAAATTCCATAGCCAAGAATTAGCATCATGATTTTTATCTGTAGCTGTAAAAACAGTAGATAAGGGAACACCGCCGCTCCTTGTATCGGCAGAAAAATTAACCTTACAGTCCCCGCCAAGGCACGCACGTATACTGATATAGTCAATCCCACTAACCGATCTCACCCGTACCGTAATACATGGCACGGGCTTGAAAGCCTGGTTGACAACAACGCTATGCACTTTATGCCTGGACAATTGCTGTTCTGCCCATGGCAACCACTGCCTGGCCTTGTGCTTATCGCCTTGAAAAATCAATATAGGTGGCTTCAATGCCAGCCTCCTTTTTATGATGCTGGCATTGTTAAGTCAAATGTATCAACGGTTTGAACAGCAAGGTCTACAATGGCCACGCTACTCATATTCAAGTCAGCGCCGCTGGTTCCGATAGTTCCCTGCATTCTGATCTCAGTCGTACTCAAGACTCCGGTATCCGTATACACTACGAGACGGAAATGAGTAGCTGTTCCGGTTGCGCTTGCTGCCCCGCTCCATGTGTCAGTGGCCTTGCTCAATACACCATCTACGGCGGCGGACGCAAAGTGACAACGGGTGTCCCCTGCGTCTGAGCCAATACTTACAAGTAATGCTCCCTCAACCGCATCTGCGTCGGCTGGTGGGGAACCTGAGTATATCTTGAGAAAGCTTGCGTCCAAAAGCGTCTTAAATGGATTGGCGTCAAGCATACCGTTTCGTAGCCCTGTGCTTAATTTTAACGACATTTTTATACCTCCTAGTTATAGATTCATAGTTAATAAACTACGCATTGATTATGTTAGTGTTATGATACCGTTTGCATGCCACTGAATAGTGAAGGTACCTGCTGTCACTGCTTTCTCGCCTCCGAAGTCAAACGTACATACGAGATCGTCAGCAGCCAAAGTGTCATCGTAAAGGACGGCATGCCACGCACTGAAAGTCGCAGTTGTCCACACTGTATCATCACCATCAAACTTGGTAGTTGCGCCCTGTGTAACACCCGGGGTTCCCAGTGATTTTCCGCCTGCGGTGTAGCCTGTGCCCGATATTTCATTTGTATCTACTACCCCTGTCCATACATCTTGGTCAAAAGGGGAAGCGGAATCATGGCTATTGTTCACAAGCGCTACCTTGATATCATCGTTCACTAAATCAACGATCTTGTTCATTAAATTTGCTTTGAATCTTTCGTATACTCCGCTGGCCATAGTAGCCCTCCCTGATTAAATGTTAATAGAAAATAAATTCATCTTCACATGGCATCAATCTGAGAGTTTGCGGTTATACCTCATGTAGGAGGGATAAGAATCGCAGTCAAAACAGCTATGTGTTACTCTATTATTCCAAGACAAGATTTACATTGTCTCTGGTAATTATTGCTCCATACCCCCCTACTGACGGGGAGTCTCCTGGTCTTGCAGCAAAAACTGTATAATTAGCATGAGCAAGATTTATAAATACATAATGCCCATTAATATCAGTAATTGTTAGCTCTGCCTCAACTCCATTCCAAAGCCATACATTCACGCCGATTATAGGGATACCCGATGTATCCGCAATGAATCCTGAGATCACGCCAGTAGGTGCAGGGTCAAGGTCTCGTACTAAAAAGAAGCCCCAAAATGTACTTCCGGTAACAACACTTGATTCAATAGTTTTCACGACGTCTTCCCCGTCGCTTCGATCTAAAACCTCAAAGGCTAAGCGAAACATAGGCGTCCCGCTCCACCCTTCATCGCCCACATAACCGACTATGCCAAACATTGGGCTATCAACGGTATGCCCTAATGCAGAATCAGTAACCAATGTTGATACATCTTGCCCTTCAACAATCGTACGGCTTCCAGCAGAATACGAAACAGGCGGTGCAAACCCGACATAATTATTTATTAGATTCATAAGCTCTTGTGCCGTAGCGTATCTCCAACCCTCAAACAGCCCTCCGGCTGTCAATTCGATATCCATTTGTGATGGCGAGCGGCCAGTAGTATTCGCAACATTCTTCCATTCAAGGCCTTGCTCTGTGTCCATAACATTCGCTTCTGCCTTTACTGATACAAAACTAAACAACACTATCATTACCATTGTTAAAAAATATCTCATATTACTGTTCTCCGGTTACAATATTAAAAAAAAATAAATTATTCTATGTTATTTGTAGCTTTGAACTCATTAATAAGCCTGAGAGACGGCACCTTTATTATTATATCCTGCGAGCCGTCGTCGTGCTTGGTTGTTTCTGAAATAGGCTCTATGACAAGAGCACCGTCTACTATTTTTGCAGGCCAATTTAATGGCTCGTCTGATACTATTTCTTTCCTTTGCCCTTGCCTTTTTTCTTGCATCCCATTTTATTAGCTCCATAAAGTTGTAATGTATTGAGCCAGTCCGTTTTCATCCCGGAAAAGCCCGGCTCCGTATCGCCTATCCGGTGTATTATACTTACCGTCTGTTATATTGATGAACTTCCCGCTATTGCCGCCTATGCAAATACCATGATCTGACGCCCACATAATAACGGTGCCAGACAATCCTTCTCCTACTTTCTGGCCATCTTTAATCTTTACATCAGAGCCTTCGATACATCCGTATCCAGCAAACCTTCTTATGGCCTGCTCTTCTCGTGTGGCTCCTGATATGAAATAAGTGCTTTGCCTATTTATGTCTCCAACGCTAACCCAGAGGCCATCGTCAACGGCCTTCATCATGGTTATTTCGTTTTCGAGTTTCATAAAATTATATCTTCGGTCTACTTCCCCGAAGTAATTAACATCACTATACCAGATAGTTTCGTTCCTTGCAACATAAAGCCTGCCATTAAAGTACTCTATAATCTGGCCTGGCAAAGGAGCATGCTTGAATTCCCTTGTAGGCGTTGCGAACGTCTTTGCTTCGTCATTATATATGTATCCGATAGCAGACGGGTTTGTATAGAAGTATTTATCATTCGCTTCGGCAAAGGACATGTGGTAATTTGCAACACCTGTGCGCAGTACAGTAGAGGTATAATCAGCATTGAGCATCTTAAGGACGCCGTTCTCGACATAAAAGCACTTCTTATTGTCGCCCCACATACTGTGGATTTGTCCGGAGGGAGTAACTTTTTTAGTAGTTCCGCTCCTTCGTGAAGGCCTGCCTTTGTCAGATATATCGACATTGATTGCATACATCAGTTCTCCGGGTTGAAGCCGGGACTTGTCGGCAACATTGTTTATTCCGGCAACTATGCCTATGTCAAACGTCTGAGATGATATCTCTATGCTTCTAGTCATGCTATCTCTACCTTCAATTTGATTTCATGTCCGCACTCAGGACACTCGATATTGGCATTTGGCTCTAACAGCTCAACCATTTCCACCATGCCGTTATAACATAGCTGGCAAAGACTTACAGGCAAGATACCAATATGCCCGTTCATGCCGCATTCCTCTTCTGTACTGAAATCACAACTACAAATACTGCATTTACCCTTATCCGATATTGCCATCACGTCTCCCTAAATGGTGGCGGAGGCAGGATTTGAACCTGCGATCTTCTGGTTATGAGCCAGACGACTTACCAGACTTGTCCACCCCGCTATGTTTTAAATACTGCGGCTGGGGGTCTTTCCCCAAACCGCTTAATAAATCTTGTTAAGTGTTCTTTTGCCTTGCCTTTATCAAGAGTCTCTGAGTCTTGCTTAGAATACGCTCTATGCAGCATCCAATCAATTAGCCCTAAGTGATACATGGTATCTATTTCCGGCGACTCTGTGAGCTTGTTCGGCAGCGTCATAGGGTTTTCAGGAAGCCTTGATACCATGAGATTCAATGTAGCATTTGCGATAGGGCTTTTGTACAGCGTAATCTTGTTTGTATCATCGGATAGCCAGCTCCTTACCACCCCTGCCTCTGCTTCCCAACTGGGATACACGGCGTCTAAAACCCTTCTAGTCGTCTTTACCAATGGCTCAGTGCCGCCCGATAGCATCGCCCTTTTTATAATTAATATCCTCTCGTCTATAGAATATGTGGCGGTTCCGCTCAAAACAGCAATATTCGTCAAAGCCGAACTCTTGTCGATTATCAAGTTCGCTCGAATACAAGCTTCATTCTCGGCCTCGTTTACATACTCCGTCCACTCAGCCAGGCTCCACAGAAGGTCGGGCTTATCAATCACTTCGTCCGCCTGGTTTTGGGCAGCAATAATTAGTTCATTTAGGTTCATAATTTCTCCTTACATAAAGCGATTTTGCTGAACCTGTGAATTGCCTGAAAATCCGGTCAGCACGGATATCCTTAAATTGCCTCTGCCTTTTTCAAATCTCTTTTCATGATATGCGGCCAGCTTTTCCTGGAACGTAGCAGGCTGTAGATAGAACTTCCACTTCACATAATCCTTTACAGTTTCTAAGTGAAGGTCTTCGATTTGTGACGGGATGTCGCTATCCTCTATATCCATAGGCATAAGGGACACCGTAAACTCTACGGCATCCCCTGTTGTATCCGGAATCTTAGACCACCTGATAGTATTTCCCCCTTCGTATACAATAAACAAAGGAGTGCCTTCTATTACTTCCCAGGCCTTGCCTGCTTCGTGTTTCATTTCCCCAATGGTTTTATTGTCAAGGATATCGTTCTTATACTTACCATACAAGAACCTGACAAGCTTGCTGTCGGCGGTAAGCGGCACCAATGTGTGATCGGCCACATCAACCGTAGACACATCTGCTATGGCTTCCGTGAAACACCCAGTCCTCTTGCATAGCTCCTGGATTGCGTCCATTAAGTATTTCTCTACAAACAAATCCTCTTCTGTAGGAAGCTCCGCCAATATTTTTTGTCGCCAATCAATTATTTTTGTCATGGTTCAATCTGTGTTTCCATTCCAGCCGCCACACGTTCCAACTCGCTCCTGCTATTGGTTTGGTGTTGAGGCTTAGCTACGGGGATATAATATTCATTTGCCCTTAATGGTACTCCTTCTTTAGTGCATGGTATCAAATCCAGCCTCTTTAGAAGCTCAGGACTTGAAGCAAATACCCTTCCATGTACCGGGTGCTTTACAAACATAGGCACGACTTTTTCGATTGCCTCCCTTGTTATATCATCGGTATCCTCGTCTTGAAGTATTTCGCCAAGAGAGATCAAGCATTTCTTGACCAGGTTTCCTCTGATAATAGCAATATGCTGAGATAAGTCCAGGCTAAATCCAAACTTCTTAAGAGCGAATACCCTTAATGCGTCTTTGTTTAGCTTGCCAACCTTATCAACATCTGCAGCAACTACTGGCTCCAAGTACGTTTTGGCGCCTTCACCTAAGTCAATAGGCTCGTTTCCGGTTAATTCTCGTTCTCCTTGCTCTTCTTGCTCGTCTTGTTCTTCTTGCGTGTCCTGTGCTGCGTCCATGTAAACCTCCATTTAAGCATATAAATTTAGAAACCATAAGTGCTTAGTTAAAGCGCCTGTGGTCATATACAAGTTTGCCATATTCGTCACACGGCATCAAGTCCCTGCGCTGCATAAGATTAGGCGTTATTTCAAAGACCTGCTTCGTTTCCATATTCTTGACATGTGTAATAGGTTTCTCTTCGGCATACTTATCATACTGTGTGACCTTTTCGGACTGAGGCATATCAACCTCTACTGAATCCTGTTCGCTGTGGTCTTCCTGGCTGCCAGTCAAATCGACAGGTGACTCGTTTTGTTCTGCTTCCATAACAACCTCCGTCTAAAGATTATAAAAATAAGGGGCAGAGGACGGGCAAAAAAACGTCCGTCCTCTGTTACTCCCCGAAATTTACCCCAGCATAAAGCCTTTTGCGAACACTGTTATCTGTGCGGCATCTACGGTATGAGCCGGGTCGATATCAATTGTATCAACATCGGGATAATACTTTCCCGGATGATACAAGTCAAGGAAAGTGTCGGGCGTTGCGGCTGCCTGAATCTTGCCAGACTGGAAGAAAGCTCCGGGTGTACCGTTAAGGTCAACGGCAGTCGCAAGCCAGTCGTTGGCACCATCTCCATCGCCAAATACCGCAGTGCAAGTTGCACCCTGTGCCCTGTCAAGCCTGATACCGAATGTAGTCATCCAGAACTTAGCCGGGAGAAGAATCATTCGGCCAATATCAGTAGAAATCAGGTTATTGGCAGTTACGGAAAAGTCAATTGTGTTTATAAATACAATTTCCCTTCCAGTCGAGCCGTCTACTATGCCAGTTGTGTTTGTCTGAGTTAAGTTTATATTAGACATGCAAAGCCTCCGTAATTTTAAGGTTGCTTAGCCAGTCCCATATATTATCGAGACTGGCCAAGAAAAAACCGTTCTTTATTACTGCTTAGTTAATCATAAAGCCATGAGCAAAGAACGTAATGACAGCGGCATCAACAGTGTGCCCTGGGTCGAGATCAATGGTGTCAGCAACATGATACAGCTTACCGCCAAGGGCGCCAAACGCATCAGAAACCAGCGTAAAACTGGTATCCAGCGCAGTGCCGTCAAGGTCGAATGCTGTGTCTATCCAACCGTCAGCAGTAGCCCCGTCACCAAATACGCAAGTACAAGTTGCGCCCTGTACGGTATCTAAGCGAACACCGACGCCAAGACAGAAGAACCCTGCCGGAACCGCAATTATCTGTGCCAGGTCAGTGACTATTATTGCGTTTGCTACAGGACTCCCATCAACCATATGAGTCCCAGAAAAGTCTATAGTGTTTGTAAACAATATATGCTTTCTGATAGCGTTTTCGGAAACACCTGTAGTGCCTCCTTTTGTTAAGTCGAGTGTAGACATAATTAAACCTCCAATTCAAGTTATTGTCTGGCCTGCCAAACTTTAAGCAGGCCAGACATAGATTATACTGTTTGATATAAAATAAATCCAGCTTAAGTTTACGCCTTCTTTGCTGGCAGGTAAACCCCTGAATCTGCATGAGTTACCTTGTAACCGTACACGTTCAATCCACGAACAGCATCGCCGAAAGTATCCTGCAATCTCAATGTCTCAGTCTTTACAAACTGAGAAGCAAAAGAAAGGAAGGTTCTCGTACCAGCCAAACAATGGAAAGTACCTGTTGCGGCAACACCAGTCAGAGCTATGTTATTAGACACATAGATCATGAACCTGTCGATCATTCCAAGTCTACCGTTACGCAGAACAGAAGTCATATCGCCTGCGAGAGAAGCATCCTTAAGGTCGCCCTTCTTAATCATTCCAGCAATCCAAGGCGGAATTATCAACCATCTACCATCTGTTGGGATGTTAAGCTGGTCAAGTTCGGTTCCGGCATCTACAATCCATTCCAGAACATTTGTCTTCGTTATAACTGTTGAAGCCAAAGCACTTGAGGCATCTGTGTAAACATTCGCCAGGATATCAGTATCAATAGCGATTTTAGTCTGCTCAGCGGCATCAAGAGTCGTTTCGTTGATGATGTTGATGTCAGACTGTGCTCTGTCTATATCGTCAAGCTTAAAGGCATATACCTTCGCCTTGTCGATAAGCAACTCAAGTTTCTGGTCATCCAAGTCCTGGTAATTAATAGTAGCGCCGTGCTGATAGTCGCCGACTATTACCGTTGGCCTCTTACGGATAATAACCTTGGAACCCTGGCCTGCGATTTCACCTTCCCAATCGTTGTTGCTTATTTCTCCAAATACTGTTGTAGCATAAAACTTTGCCTGGAGCTTCTTACTCCAAACTTCCGGTATAAAATGCCCATTTGGGAGGTTATTATATCCGGATGAAACTGCGACTTGTCTACCCATAGCAAGCCCTCCTTATTGATTAAAGTTATAAAAAAGTTAATTTTATCTTTAGGTCAATTCGGGAATCATGGCCTGCCTGGGCAGGGAAATCACGGCCTCTTATCTCTAATTTGCATCTACTACTGGCTTAATTATCGCTAATCAAACCTTTGGACATGGCGTCTTCTATCTCAGGCTCAAGCTTATCGTACTCTGCTTGAGTCATAGCTCTGATTTGAGTCCTTGAAAACACCGCTTGTCCGTCTTTGATATTCACATCCTTAGCCTTATTAAAGGATGGATTTGAGGCCTTTTTGGCTTTGTCGAGCTTCGAGTTGCCTTTTTTCTCAGGAATATCTTCCTTTGATTCGGCAGGAAGCTCATAGCCATTAGCCTTTTTAAAGCTTGTTAGTAATTCAATTACGTCACTTGTAGAACCACCTTCTCTGATTGCCCGTGCTCCGGCTTTTTCAATTGCCGGGAGGCTATCAATCCAGTCGTCCAGTAAAGGCTCGTCTGAAATCTCTTTAAAATCTTTATGCACATCCGAAATAGCCTTGATATGGGAATTCTTTTTCTCTGCCCCAGCCTCGGCGGTGCGGGTAACTTCTTTTTCCTCAAGCGAATTCACCTTATCCGAAAGAGCTTTGTTTGATGCTTCTTGCCTTGCCATTATTTTAAGCATAGGCTTTGCGATTTCCGGATACTCCTGATTCAGCTCTTCCATGGTAGCTTTAAAATCGTCGTCTTCCTTTGAGGATGGAGCCGTATCCGTCTTCTTATCGGCCTCAGCAGTCCCTACTTTCTGGGCAAGCGGTGCGGCGTCCAGCTTCTCTTGAAGGGCTTTGTTCTCTGTTTCCAGCCTATCTCTTTCTTCTTCTGCGGTGGCCGCTCTCGTGTTAGAGTCGTGCATTTTGGACTGCGCAGAAGAAATACGCTTTGAAGCGTTTTCGGTATTCAGGCCGACAGTTAGGTCGTTGCTCTCGACAACCTTATCCTTGGCTTCCGGGTCTTTTTTCTCTGACTCTTTATCGCCAGTCTTCTCTGGTTCTTTTTCCTCTGCCTCTTTCTCTGCCTCTTTCTCTGCCTCTTTCTCGTCGCCCTTCTCGTCATCCCCTTCTTTTTCAGGCTGAATCCCACTAGCTGCGGCGAAGTCGTCGTCAGCCTCCTTTTCTAATCGCTGGACATAGCTTAACACTTCACGCCCTGCCTCGTTTGGAGGCTCTATTTGTTCTGTTTTTTTTGGTGCTTCCTTTGCTCCTGCCATAATGCCTCCTTATGTTCCGTTTAAAATATTATGCGCCTTAGCCTCAATGTTCACCAGCAGCTTCAACTCCACTGCCTTGCCTTGATGAAACCTGTGGTCATCCTTGCAGGTTTCACACTGATTCGAGGCCTTTATATATATGCGTGTTACATACTCTTTGAATTTTTGCCAATTCGGGTCGGTTGCCAATAACTGCACCGCCATTGCTTCACTCTTTGTAAGCTTGCCTTCTAACATTACTTCCATTAGTTTCCCTCATTTAAAATTTTAACTGGCTTTGCCTTACCTGATACTTTCTTCTTTTTCGAGTCACCTCCTTCCTTTGCCTCTTTCGCATTTTGCTTATTCACTCTTCGAGTTTCTTTAATATCCTCAGCCAGCTTTATCCTGCGCTGTCGCAAGAATTCTTTTTTGTACTGTGCCTCGGACTCGTTCTTTTCTTTCTCGCTTGCTAATACGTCTATCTTACCTTGTATTTCAGCATTTTCAAGCTCTGCTTTTTCTATTGCAAGTTCTTTTAGTTTTTCTTCCATCGGGTCAGGCCTTGCCGCTTCTTCCCTGAGTTGCTTATCAGACTTGATATCGTCTTCATCCAGCCCCATATTCTTAGCTATTTTCCTAAGTATGTTCGGCCTTTTTACCAACGGCATATCAAACTCATTCGCAGTAACGCCCAGGAATTCAGTCATATTCCTGGTCTGAACTTCCCTGGCTACCAATATCGCAGAGCCAAGAGCTTCTATGTTCATATCACCTTTTATTTCCTCGTCATCGCTCCACTCCATATTGAAGTTGTAATACGATTGTATCAAAGGCTTTATCAAGTAGTCGTCGATATTTTTTACCACGGTCTTGATAACTACCTGTGCGGCTCCCAACAACATCGACATTCCAGAGGCCGTCTCAGCTCCCGGGGTGCCTGCCTGTGACGGCTGGCCGGATATTAAAGATGGAAGATTGGTCTCGTCGTCAATGAAGTTCCTTACCATTTCGATAATTTGGATAAGTTCGCCACCTATAGACGGCACCTTATGCACTGTAATTGCGTTGTAAGCTTCGTCTCCACCGCTACGATACCATATCTTCCATGGTTTGATTTTGTTCGCAGTTTGAACAGACCTGTCATCAAGCCTGTCAACATTTATTTCTAACTGGTTCCCTGTCATCGCAATATCATCAAGCAGCCTACGAAAGGCAGTGTTGAGAACGCCCTGGGAATCCATCATGATCTCAGGCACCCCTACACCCCATAGCTGGTTAGGAATCTGCTCATACGGGAACACGAAGTATCGCTTGCCATTGTTGATACTCTCGTCTATTTGAATCCTTAAAACCTTATGTCCCGACGTCCAGACATTGGCCATGTAGCCAGAATTCAGTCCTTCTTCGGAAATTTTTACTCCGGCATCTCTAAGTTTCTGGCCATCAATGTATCCCCAATATTCCAGGACTTCGTAATATCCGCTATTGCCAAAGTGAGTAATGTTTCCAAGTGTCTGACGTTCTATTTCATGGTGTTCCCGGTTATGGTTCCCATTAGGATAATCCCTTACCAGTGCATCAATTACGTCTTCGTCAAATCCAGCATGATTTTTAAGGTCTCGAATTTCTTCCTTGTTTAAGACATGTCTTTCATAAGAGCCGATGGAAGAGTCTACTGAGTTTGCATTTATATCAAAGTAAACATCGAAAGGCGAAGGCTGTGACATACCGGGAACTATATGTTCTTCCTTTACCCTTTCCCACTCGCTCACTCCTTCTATCCAGCTCTTTTTACGTTCCACGCTTATCATTCCAGCTTTAATAATACCAGAGCCGAAAGTACAAGCATCTTTAATGGCTGACCTTATCAGTGTGTCGGCATTGTTTTCTACGAGCTGGTCATGAATACGGGAGGCCATCCTCTTTGTAACTTCTCCCAATGCCTCTTCTTTTGACATTGGCTCGCCGTCTTCCTGGTTTACAAGTTCTTCCTGTGCCCATATCTCAGCATCGAGAGTCGGAAAAGGAGTCGGCTTGATTCCCCAAAACTTGTGGCCTGTAGCTGGAAAGATGATATCTGACAGCCTGGCAAACGCCGCAGTCGTCTTCATCCTGGTAATGCCTATGTATTGCTGAGAGCCATTGGGGTCGAAAGTTGACCTAACATCGGCATCATATACTGAGTTATACGCTCTCAAATTAGAAAGCCATTGCTCTTCAATTTTACGCTTACGGTCTCTCCAATTAGTAAACTGGCTATACAAATCACTGCCTAAAGCAAATGCAGCACTTTCGTCTATAATGTCGATCTTCGGAGCCGTTGGCTCTTTGTCTTTCTTGTCTCTGTCTACCGTAGATATTTGTGGCATTAGTTAGCACTCCCTTGCATGCGTTGCATGCGTGTAATTTTTTCAACTTCAGACTGAGTAGCCCAGGCAGGTTTCTTGCCTTTATTGTTTTTCTTAACAACGCTACTTCTTTCTTTCATTGCCTTTGGAATAGTGTACAACATTTCAAGCGCAATAGCAATGCTCATAACTCTGTCATCAAAGCATCCAAGTTTTGCGCCGTAAGTACAACTGCCATTATCACCTTCGTGTATTGTGTAGTCTCCCATTTCACTAAGAGTTTCCCTGCAACAAATACCACTTTCCCTGTCTCGCAATGCCCCTCGTAACTGATCTATAATCTTAAACTTTGACTTTTTTGTAGTAAGCCAGCCAGCGGTCTTCGTCTTCTTGCCGTCGGAGTTTGCATCTAACTTCTCACGCTGGTACAGGTTAGGATAGTTTTTCTTCTTAAGAGCGGTAATAGTCGTGAGTCCGTGGTTGTTGGACTCTATTCCCATAAGGGCTCTATGGTAGTAAACGCCCAGATAGTAGGCCAAATCGCCTAATGTATCAGGGTCTATCTTGCCGTGCAACTGAGCTACTTGCTGGCCATATGGCAACTTAAGGACATCTAAACTGCTAAAGTCACCATTCGCCAGGCCTTCCGCAACGTCTCCACCAATAACGTACTTGCATCCAGGTTTGGGTTTCTCCCAAATTTTAACAAGCCCCTTGGGGTCTTTCTCGAAACGCCCGGTATGCATATTAAAATCTCCAACGAGTGTTGGTGAATAGCATTCCTCAAGCGTCTCCCTGACTTCGCTGGCCGGAAATACCTGCTTACCGGAGTAGATAAAGGCTTCCTCCGCCGTTGAGGGATACCACTGCTTAAAAAACTCTTCTTTTGAGAAGCCAACAGGCGGAACGAGCGTGCTGATCTTCCAACGCCTCCATTTAAGCTGTGCGTATGAGACCATTGCGCCACTTGGTAGCTCCTGTTTAAGTAACCATTTTTCGTCATCGCTAAGTGTCCTTTTAAGTTCTTCGAGCTCTGCCGGACTCGGTTGCCTCCTGTATTCACTATGAAAGAACCAGGGGATAAAAATCCTGAGATATTCAGGAGTGTTACCCTCTGCTTCTTGCTGTTCCGACTCTTTCCAGGTATTGTAGAAAATACCGCCGACCCCATTGGCCGTTGACTCAATAATTATCTGAGTCCCAAGGATTGCCGGATATTCAGAAGGCACGGATTCCAAGAGCCCGGCTACCGTATTCAAGCTGGCATCTTTAAAGAATGCGTATTCCGATAAATGGATAAAGTGAGTCGTGATACCCAGTCCACCTTTTGACTCGCAAGTCTTAACATCGTATCGACTTCTCAGTCCTGGTATCCTACTGCCTTTGGGCGTGTCAAATATCAATGCCTTTTCGTTACTTGCCCGGGTCATTGGTCTTACGATCTTCGGAGCGTTTTCATGGAAGGTCTTCACCATGCTAAATAAGTTATCCCTACTCATATCCGCCTCTGTCATAATGACAGCACGCTTACCTTTACGATAACTTATCTTGTGGTAGAACCAGGACTCCACCAACGTGGAACCGCCCCACTGTCTACACTTAAGCATTATGGCACGGATATACCCCTTACGCTTTAGCTCTGCCTCAAGCAGTCCATGGACGTATATCTGTGATTCATTCAGTACGAATGGAACCAATTGCCCGGCTTTATTGTTTATTTTATGGCACCGTGGAGCGTAATAGCGATAGTCATTTG